GTAGACTAGAGCTGCGAGCGCTACTGACACCGGATACTTCGTTAGCCTTCTTTTCGTCGATTTGACGATGAGGGCTGGGAAGTACCGTATGGAATTCCTGGTCACCGGCCTCCATTCCCAAGCGGGAGTATGGAGGACTACGTCGCCTAAGGCCACTGGGCCTCGGCAACGCCGGTATTGAGCGGGAATCCTGGAAACGCAATAATGCCAAGCTTCTGTTAAGAAGCCCAACACCATGGGACGAGGTAGCCACTCGGCTAGCTCAAAGTCCCCTTGCCAGTTGCTCTCCACGGCTGTTCGCCATAGAGAATTGGCCAGTGCTATCCAATCAGTAGGTTGGGAGGGCGCTTCCTTCAGGAAGCAGGGCCTAACGGCCCGGCCTTCAAAGTAATCGCCCCCACACGACTCTCTGAACTTCCCGGTTGTAAAGGACTTGTCCTGATTAACCGTGAAGCCTGCCCACTCAAGGGTACGAGCCGCGCTGCCTGCGTACTTGGTTGGAATGATAATATCATCCCCGTACACAAACAGGTTCTCTCCAGGGCGCAGACTAGGGTCCAAGGCTGCAAGCAGCGCAAGGAACAACAGTGTCTCGAGTTCAAAGGTGAACCCGTTACCCATAGAGGAGAATTTTTCCAAAACGTACCATTTCCCATCGACGAGCGTCTTTGGGCTGCGTAGGCTATCCAGCAACTCGAACCACGGCTGTGGCAAGAGCGCTTGGACGAGCTTCCGCGCGACGGTATCACTCGCATTTGACAAATCCAGCGTTGCAAAAGACTGATCGCGTGATGCGATCCGTGCGATCATACGATGCACGGCTTGGTTTTGATCAAGATCAATCCCAAGTCTTTTGAGTCGTTGTCGCAACACCCGCCCAGCGCCCAGCTGGTAGAAGACGTTTAAAGACGGCTCGACGGCAATGCACCGCCGTTTAGTGCAGTCCTTGGGCACCGTTTCAAAACGGTTCCCTTCAACGTCCGCGGGTTCTGAATTGTGAGGTAACTCATACGCGAGAGCACGAAACCATGAGGTTCGCACCCACAAGTCCAACGCAAACCTTGCGTTGGGCGTAATCGTTGGGCGTGAGGACATCTTGTCCATTATGGTTGTGAGACGGCCTTTGTCGGAGAAAGTGGCACCCTTGCCAAACTTCGCGTTGCCTAAATCAGCGGGTAGTGGGCCCAACCAAGCCCTGAGCAATTTTTTACACCTTTGGATATATCTCCAGAGGCGTTCGTCTTTGCCGTCATAGAAGGCGGTGTTATAGACGAAATCGCCCATGCGTCGGTTGGTCACTGCACACTGTGCTTCGCATGTTTGAAAGAGTTTGATAGCTTTTCGTACTAGTTCCTCAGAGGACTCCCCGTCGTCGTATTTCTTGAGAAACGCGACGCACTGGGCGTCCCGGAAGTAACTTTCTGAATCGCCGTAGCCCCTTGGGTCGACGCGGATGGCGCCGAGCCCCGCCAGGTGGTTGCTATGTACTGCCTCACGGCATTTCGCTGCACCGGGCG